AACAAGATGATGACTAAAGCCAAAATCTAAATAAAGGCTGGGTTAGATGTCTTTTCAGATTATTGAAGATGCAACGCTACTAGCGATTGTTCAAAACGTCGCTCAGATGGTGAGCTATCCGACGCCATCTGACCCAGCCGGCGATTCCGATCCTTCCGTTCAGCAAATGGTTCAAGCCGTCAATATGTCGGCTACGGAGCTTTTGGGCCTGTACGATTGGCAGGAACTTACGCGCACCTACGAGATTTCTATTGCCGCCGACACTCCCGGTCAGACAGAACAGGCGTTTGATCTGCCAGAAGATTTCTACGAGTGGATCGACCAGACGCAATGGAACAGCACTAATCAATGGCCCGCGATTGGGCCTATCAGCCCGCAGATGTGGCAGAATTTGTTGGTGAGGACCGTCCTGCCAACGATGTCTTTCTACTGGCAGGTTCGCGATAATTCTCTCTATATCCTGGCCCCGCCGACTGAAGCGCAGACGCTAACGTTTATGTATCAGTCGCTGGCTTGGGTGGTAGATCAGGACAACCCGACGCTATACAAGAACCGCGCCACTAAGAACGGCGACACCATTCTTCTCGACAGCTTTTTGGTCACGCTCTACACGCGGGCGAAATGGCTTGAGATGAAGGGTCTGGATTCAGCCGCCGCGATGCGCGATTTCCATGTGAACTTTGAGAACCGCAAAGGCCAGGAAAAAGGCTCACCTGTTCTGAACATGGTGCGCTCTTACGGCTTCCCGTACTTGAATGCGCTCTACAACACGCCTGATACTGGCTTTGGTTCGTAATGCCCTTAGTTGCATTAAAACCCTACAAAAGCCCAAGGCTCTCAGCAGCAGCACAAGTCTCGATGCTGACAAGCATCCCCGCGCCCGTGGGCGGTCTGAACTTCCGCGACCCCATCAGCGAGATGCCGCCTACCGACGCGATGGTGATGGACAACTTTATCCCACAGCGCACAGGCTGCTTGCTGCGTAAAGGCTGGCAGTACAGTTGCAACGCTCTAGCCGATCCCGTCACATCTTTGTTTAGCTACAACGCTGCTGACAGCGCGGATAACAGGCTATTCGCGGCATCTGGCGGCAGCATCTGGGACGTTACAGGCGAAGATGCGGTTGAGGATCAATCCGCAACGGGATCAACTGACGGCATCTGGAGTACGACACAGTTTGCGCTCGCCAGCGGCGAGGTTGTTCTGCTGGCTGTGTCTCCCGGCGCCGGCTATTGGGTATACGAGGCAGCTACCGGCTGGACACAAACAACGCCCACAAACTTGCCATCTGACTTGCTGTCTGTAGCCGTCTGGAAAAACCGCGTCTGGTTTACCGAAAACAAGACCTCAACGGTCTGGTATCTTGAAGACATTGACGCGATCGACGGCGTTGCTGTGGCATTTGAGATGGGTTCGCTGTTAAGGAACGGCGGCTCCGTTCGCGGCCTTATTAACTGGACGCTTGATAACGGTTTTGGCGTTGACGATCACCTTGTCGTGGTTGGCACCGAGGGCGACATAGGCGTCTGGACGGGAACCGATCCAACGGCTGCCGCCACGTTTGGACTTAAGGGCGTTTGGTATGTCGGGCCAGTCCCGTCAATAGGTCTCTTTTTTACGGCATACGGCGGCGATGTGATGATCTTGTCTGAGCTTGGCCTGGTGCCAATGTCTCGCCTGGTCAACGGTCAGTTCAGCGAAATACAGCCTGGGCCGTCGTCTAAGATACAGAACGTGCTGTCCCCACTGATTGTTAAATACCGCAACGATCCGTCTTGGGACGTTATTCTCGTTCCAAACTCTGATGTGTTGCTAATTAAACTACCGCCGCAGAACGGCGTTTATGTTCAATACGCAATGAATGTAAACACCGGCTCATGGTGTTCGTTCTCAAACATTCCAATGGTCTGCACCGCGCTGCTGAACGGGCAGCTATATTTTGGCACTGATGACAATGCCATTGCCAAAGGATTGTTTGGCGAAGAGGACGGCTTGTCTATTGATAACACCAGTGGTGATGCTGTGCGCGGCGACATCCAGGGCGCGTTTAATGCCTTCGAGATGCCTGGTCGCCTTAAAAGATTTACGATGGTGCGGCCTGTCTTTATCACGCTGCAAGCACCTGGCGTAAAGCTGCGTATGAACACGCAATACAGTTTCACCAACGTAGCCGGCTCTCCTTCATTTAGCGGAACGACTGCTTCTGAGTGGGATGTCAGCCTCTGGAACACAGCCAAATGGTCTGGCTCAAGCAACACATACGAAAGTTGGTTTGGAGTTTCTGGCCTTGGTTATTACGGCGCAGTGCGTATGCGCGTTAAGGGCGTAGGCGGCTCAACTACGCTGTCTTCCTACCATGTCTTGTATGAACCGGGAGGCATAATGTAATGGCGTATACTAATGGAAACCCACTGATTGCCGCGCTGCGCGCCAATTCACCCGCGCCGGCAAGACAAGCCAGTGGCATCAAGGACATCTCTACTGGTGTAATATTTAATACGCCAGAAACTGATTATGTTTACACGCCTAGCGGCACTGGCGGCACTGGAACTACAGGCACCGGCGGCACTTCCGTCCCCAAAGCGCTTACACCTGTCACTCCCGTCCCTAAAGCACCCCTACCCAATCCTGCAAATAATTGGATAAACGAGACAGATATTTATGGGAATGACGTTCCGCCTGGCCCAACAAGCAAAACCTACCAAACCGATTGGGACAAACTGAACGCTATCTATGCCGATGATTATACAAAATCACAGGCGGCTGGCGTAACCAAGCAAGAATGGGCCAGCAGTCCAAGGTTTAAGCAGTATCAAACAGAAGTCATCAAGCGGGCAGCTAACACCTTTGATACAGATAAATTGGCAAGCGACATTTTATCAATGGAGCAAGGCTTTGATGACCCAGTCTACGGAGACAACTACCGTAAGATTGTCGCAGCGGAAAAAGCGCGGCTTGAATATCTAACTAGAACTGGTCAAGGCGGGCCAGGTCAGGGACAGCCAGACTATCAGCAAACTGAAGGATGATCGTCTTTGGCCCTCACGATGTGTTTGAGCGGTGGCTTTGTGAAAGAATTGAATATGCGCCAACGCGGAACTTGAGATGCCTCGCTAACATCACGCCAGACTCTAAGATACTTGGCGTTGTTGGGCTTGATAACTGGAATGGCGCTTCATGCCAGCTACACGTTGCTGGCGAAGGTATTTGGCTAACGCGAGAGTTTCTGAGGTGCGTGTTCGACTATGTGTTCAATGTCGCGAAAGTTAAGGTCTTGCTTTGCATGATCGAGAGCGGAAACGAGAAGTCCCTAAAATTTACGCGGCGCGTGGGTTGGACAGAAATAGCGCGGATTGAGGGCGCACATCCTACCGGCGCTTTGATTGCCTTCGAGATGCGTCCCGAGAATTGCAAGTATTTGGAGATACCCGATGGGCAAATCTACTCCCGCTGCGCCTGATTATACTGGGGCGGCTAATTCACAGGCGGCTGCGTCAAAAGAGAATTTGATGACGCAGAACTATGCCAACCGCCCGACGATCAACACGCCGTTTGGTAGCCAGTCGTGGACGACTCAAACACAAATTGACCCAACAACAAGTCAGGCTGTAACGGGCTGGACGCAAGAAAACACTTTAAACCCATTACTTAAGCCGGCGCTTGACGCGCAAATAGAGTCTCAAGTAGGCCGCAGTCAGCTTGCCAACAGTTTTATGAATCGCGTTGGCTCTGAGTACAGCAAGCCATTCAATTACGAGGACTTGCCCGCGATGCAATCTGGCGGGACACCTGGCGAGATCAGGACCAATGTTGCCGATTATGCGCCTGGGCTGAACACCAGCTTTAACTTTGGCGGTGCGCCGGCTGCTCCGACTTACGACACTGGCTACCGCGACAGAGTGGCGCAGAGCCTCATGGAACGCATGATGCCAGTGCAGGATTACCAGAACCGGCAGCTTCAGACGCAGCTATCTAACCAGGGCTTTAAGCTAGGCAGCGAGGGCTATAAGCGCGGTCTGGATGAGCTTGCCCAGCGTCAGGCGGCAGAGCGTTACAACGCCTACGACACGGCTGGCAACGAAGCCCAGCGCATGTACGGCTCACAGATGGGCGCTCGTCAGCAGGGCATCAGCGAGGCTATGTCGCAGGGCAACTTCAACAACCAGGCGCTTGGTCAGGCCCAGGGTCTTGACATCAACGCGATGAACGCCATGAACGCGGCGCAGGGCCAGCAGTTTGGGCTGAACCAGAGCTATGCCAACCAGCAGAACACGCTGCGCCAACAGGCGCTTGCAGAACAGGCACAACGTCGCGGCATGTCACTGAACGAGATGAACGCGCTCATGTCAGGCCAGCAAGTGCAGATGCCGACGATGCCGCAGTTCAACGCGGCCGGCATCTCGCAGACGCCGAATCTTATGGGCGCTATGCAGAATACTTATCAAGCCAACCTCGATGCGTCGAACGCGAAGAACGCTGGGATCGGCAATGCCCTTGGTGGGCTGACTAGTCTTGGATCGGCGGCGTTTCAATTTTCCGACATCAGGCTCAAGAGCAACATTCGGCGTGTTGGCACTCATCCTGTCGGCGTGGGCGTCTACGAATACGACATCTTTGGACACCGCGAACGCGGCGTGATTGCACAGGAACTTCAGCGCGTCAGACCTGACCTCGTGCGTCAGCATGACAGCGGATATTTAACCGTTAATTACGGAGCTTTGTGATGACTGAAGCAGAAATTGCCTTTCTTGCTCTACAAGAAAAAGAAAGAGCTGCGAGACAAATGGCGCAGAACAACATGTTCGGCTACACGGCTGAGATGGGAGCTTTGGAGCCACAAGTAGAAGAAACTCAGAGACAGCAAGCGTATGCTGACGAACTGCGCGGTGATAGCGAGAAAATGCCTCAAGGCGAGATGGTTGGCAGAACATTTGTTGCGCCGTCTTTTACGCAATATGGAGCAAAGCTGGTCAGCGCCCTCAGAGCAGGAAACAATGCTCGCGAAGCAAAAGAGAAACGAGCTTTGAATGCTAAGGACATGAAAATAATTCTTGGTAAATATGCTGGTGCTGATGGTGGGATGTATGGCGGTAACGATGGAATGTATGGCGGTTTTCCGCAAGGTTTTAAGCTACGCAAGAAGCTTTATCCAGAAGATGGACCAACTTAATGGCGTTCTTCGACCCAAACGACCCCGCTTTCGACCCGTCAAGCTATGGGTCGCAACAGCCTAGTTACCTTCTCAAGACGCGCAAGAAAAGCGCGGGCGGTGAATTGTCTCAAAAGAACGCTGACGCTGCTTTTGAGCGATACATAGAACTTGCTGGAGCTAAGGACGACTACTCACAAGCGCAGATGGCTGCTATGCAACGCTCTAAAGAAGCCAACATGGATGACAGAATAGCTATGGCGGCTCAGTACGCTGGGCCTAAGTTCTCAACTGTGCGTGACATGTATCTAAAGAAAGCTATGGCTGGGCGTGAGCCTACGCAAGTAGGCAATGCAATGATTGGGCCTGATGGCACTGTTATCAGAGATGTCGGCGCCGACAGAATGAGACAGGCAGAGCTTCAGCTTCGGTTGGGAGAGAAGTATGCCGAGGACGCAAACCGTGATGAGCAGCGGGCTAATAGAGATTATCAGATTGGCTTAAATGAAGAACAAAGAACTTATCAGCGGGGACGTGATCTTAGGGCTGATGCCGCCGCAGCTGCAAAAGCAGAAAGAGAATCTGAGCTTGGATTTGGCGCTACAGATTCGAATGGATTTACGCCAGAAGGCGTAGCTGTAAGGCTTACAAAAGGTTCAAGACCATTCACAATTAATAATGGCGTCCCGACATTATATTCTGGAGAAATTAAATATCCCTCTGGTGCTAAAGACCCGACGGAAGACATGAATAAAGCAACGATGTGGTACCTCCAGGCCAACAACGCTCGCAAAAACATGGAACGTGCGGTTGATTTGGATCCAAACGCTTCGATGATGACTTGGGAAGAGCGGAGCAAGCTATTGGTCCCTCTTATAGGTCAAGACATTGCCAACGAAGCACGCACTGCCCCCCGTCAGATGTTCGTACAAGCCGCAAGCTCAATGGGGGAAGCTCTTCTGCGCGCCGCCACCGGGGCAGGAATTAATAATCAGGAAGCTGAGCAAAAGGTTCGCGAGTTGGTCCCGCAGATCGGCGACAAAGCGCCACTTATTAAGCAGAAAATGAATAGCTACGATGTTTATATGGCAGGACTCAAGGCTCGCGCTGGTCGTGGGCTGAACAACGTCGTGCAGCCCAACGCTGCTGCGCCCAATTCTGGCAGTCAGATCATCGATCTGCCCTCACCAAAGGTGCCGTGATGGGACAATATAGAATTGAAGGCAAAGTATACGAAGCGGCAGACGCAGATGCTGCTTACAAAGCGCATGCCGAAGCAACGCAAGTGCCTGGATATTTGTCAGGTGTATTACAGCATTTAAATCAGGGTATTTCGGTTGGTACTGGTGATGAGATTTATGCTGGCCTAAAACGTGCGTTGGGCAATGAAGGCGACTATGACAAATCTATGGCTCGGCAAAAGATTCAGCGCGATAATTTTGCAAAGAAATACCCATTATCATCAGGAACTGCCACTGGCATAGGTGCCATTCTTCCTGTTGCGGGCTCAACAATTGCAGGGCTAATTGCCGCACCAGAGACCGCGGGGGCTTCTTTAGCTCTACCATTTGCGACTGGCGCAAAAGTTTTGCCACAGATTATGGAAGCCTTTTACGGCGGCGGTAAAGCTGTTCAATCTGCCAATACGTTGCCGCAAATGATGATTGCAGGTGGCAAATCAGGATTTTTTCCTGGGGCTGTCGCTGGCACTGCAACGGCTGATCCAGGTGACCGGGGGTACGGCACACTTACAGGCGCCGCATTAGGGACTGGTCTTGGCGCTGGTGTTGGTGCAGCTGGAAATATAATCCCAAAAGCGTATGGATTGGCACGCAGTGGTGTAAGGGCTGCAGACGATTATTTAGCTAATGTTGGTATGCCAAACAGGACAATGGCAAATGACGTGGGTTCTTTAAACACTGGTGGGCCTACGCCGCCGCGGGCGCCATATGTTGCCCCTGCCGCTAATACATCAATGCCTACAATAACTACTGCAGAGTCTAAAATTCTGAGCGCTATGGAAGATGCGGGTATCTCTCCACAAGATGCACTTGCTCGGCTACAGCGTGCAAATGAGCTTGGCGTGCCATTAGGTATAGTTGATGTAATGGGAACTTCGGGGCAGCGCCTTGCCCGTGGAGTGCGGGGTGGGGGAGGCGAGGCAGGCAATATTGTTGAGTCTAATTTTCAGAAACGTGCAGCGGAACAATCAGGCCGACTTGTAAAATCTTTAGAACGCGCCACAGGTCGTAGAGCGTCTGGCAATGTAGAAGCGACTATAGAAAATTTGTGGACCCAGGCTCGGGACCAGTCTTCTCCGTTTTATAGGCAGCTCAGTTCTCTTCCAGAGATCACCAGCAACAATATGGACGAGATATTTCGCACTGATGCAGTAAGAGACCTTGTGCGCGCTGGTGAAAACACAACAAATCGTTGGCTCAAACCCTCAGTTGGTAGAGTTCGATCATTATATGATGCGGAAGGCAACCTAACGCGCAGGCCAACTTTTAATGACGTTGATTTTATGAAGCAGACATTAGATGAAATGCTGTCTCCTTTATATCAAAGAACACCGCGCCCTGGTTCTCCAGTTGATGTGTCCACGCGCCTTCCTCAAGGCTTAGCCAACGACACTAGAATTGACATGCTTCGCACTGCAGACGCAGCGCCTGGCGGGGATGTTTACGCGAATGCTAGGCAATCGTTTGCTGGCCCTGCACAAGCTGCTGACGCTGTAGAAGCTGGCAGAGCATTTACCAGCCCGACAACGAACACCTATGCCGTACAAAGGGAAATGGCAACTCCGATTGGTCAAAGAAAATGGTACCAGCGCGGAGCTATAGATGCTTTACGCACTAACATTAGAAGTGCGCCTGACCTTGGAAATCAACCCAATCGTTTAAGGAAGTTTTGGGGAGACATAGAATCGCGTGAGAAGCTCGATGCTCTAATCCCAAATCAGGAACGCAGAACAAATTTGAGAGATAGCTTAGGCTTAGAAAACGATGCCGCGCAATCCAGCAACTTTGTGCGTGGCGGTTCTCCAACTACTGATAAAGCTGTTGATGTTGCCAATGTTGCCGATCTTGTTGAAAACATGGCACCAGAGTTCCTCAAGGGACCGAAAAGCTTAGCAGGCAAAATTATTTCACAGACATACGGATCTCTTACCAGTTCTGTAAATAAAGCTACCCGCGTTGAAATTGCGCAAACTCTTACAAATTTTACTGATCCACAAACTCAATTTGCTTTTTTGAGGAGATTGCAGCTGCTGCAAGATCAGGGCCGACTTAATAGTCAGACAATTTCATCAGCAGCTAAATCGCTGACCACAGCAGAAGAATTGAAGTAGGTGCAAGATGCCTCGTAACGGAGCAGGAACGTACACGCTACCCGCCGGCAACCCGGTTGAGGCCAACACCGTCATTACTGCCGATTGGGGCAATACGACGATGGAGGACTTGGGTAACGAGATCACGAACAGCCTAAGCCGCGAGGGCGATGGCGGCATGAACGCGCCGCTGCGCTTTGTGGACGGCGATCAGAACGCACCAGGCATCAGTTGGGTTTCGGAGACCAACACTGGGTTCTATTACCTGGGCGCGGGCGAGTTCTGGGTCTCTGTTTTGGGAACCGATATTGTCCAATTCACGGCAAACGGCGTACTCATCCCGACTGGCATCGATCTGATCGTGCAGGGCGACGTTGAGCTAAACGGCGACATCCAGGTCGATGGCGATCTGACTGTCGATGGCACGATCTTTGGTGATGTCACAGGCAACGTGACGGGCGACCTCACCGGCAACGTGACGGCGGCGAGTGGCACCTCGACCTTTACCAACGTGACGGTTAACACCGGCATGGACATGACTAACGGCATCATTGCCAACGTGGCGACACCCATTGCCAGTGCTGATGCCGCGAATAAGGCGTATGTCGATCTAGTTGCTGGCGGCGTAAGCAGCGTAGCAATGACCGCGCCGGCTGTGTTCACGGTAGGTGGCAGCCCAATCACCTCAAGCGGCACCCTGGCGCTGACATACTCTGGCACTGCGCTTCCAGAAGCCAACGGCGGCACCGCGCAGACCACCTACACAACGGGCGATCTGCTTTATGCCAGCGGCGCCAACACGCTGTCCAAGCTGCCGGTTGGTACAAGTGGTCAAGTCTTAAAGGTTGCTGCTGGTGTGCCAAGCTGGGACACAGACAGCGCTGGCACCGGCACCGTCACCAGTGTCGCGCAGTCGTTCACGGGCGGCTTGATTTCAGTCGCCGGATCACCTGTCACGACCTCTGGCACTCTGGCGCTGACTGTAGCCGGCACCAGCGGCGGCATACCTTACTTCAGCGCGGCCTCGACCTGGGCCTCGTCGGCTGCGTTGACGCAGTATGGCGTTGTCTACGGCGGCGGCGCTGGCGCTTCTCCTGTCGCCACAGCCAACGGCACTACGGGCCAGGTGCTGACTGCGACAACTGGCAGTGCGCCAGCTTGGGCGGCTTTACCTAACCCAACAGTCCCAGCCGGGGCGATCATTTACACCGCAAATAATTTTGGAGGATTTTAGTCATGGCTGTTACTGCCACACCGATCTTTGCTCAGACGCCTTACGCAGCTTCACTCAGCATGACGGCACAGACCGCGTGTTCGACACGCGCCCCGACTGCTACGGCGAGCTTGGCGGGTGCTAACATTATTGAGTTTGTTGGGACCAGCACAAACGGCCTGAGAGTTGACAGCATCCAGGTCAACGCTTGCGGCACAAGCATCTCGACGGCAAACGCCGCGAACATTGTCGGCATCTGGCTGTGGGATGGAACGACTGCGCGTTTAATAAACGAAATATTGGTAACGGCTGTTACGCCTAGCGCGTCTGCTGTCGCAGCGTTTACGACTACATTTACTTTTACACAGCCGCTTAACTTGCCCTCAACTTACAAGTTATTCGCCACTGTCGGCGTGACAACGACAGCGTCGGGTACTGCTCTGATGGTAACTGCCTTTGGTGGAGCGTACTAACATGTCAAGCGCATTTGGATATTCTCCCCCACCGCAAATACTAAAATCAAAAAGATACACCACAAGCGGAACTTTTAACCCAACGAGTAACGGTCAAGGCCGCACGATGTTTAGTATATTTTATTGCGGTGGTGGTGGTGCTGGATCTGGCGGCGGAATTGGTGGCGCAGGCGCGGCGCAACTTCTACAGACGGATTGGGTAACAATCACGGCACCTGTTGTAGTGACTGTTGGAGCGGGCGGAACGGGAGTATCAGACGCTTCTGGTAATAATGGAGGCAGCTCAACCATTATTGGGGGTGGAATATCGTTGATTTCTTATGGGGGATTGGGGATGGTCGATTCTGACACTCCGGGGAAAAGCTATATTATGGGATTAGAATCGCTTGGTACAGTTTGCGTTACTGGAGGAAAAAACAATGGTGGTACACCAGGGCAAGGGATTGGACGCGCCATGATAAACCCGAGTGGGTATGTCACTATCAGCAGTCTCAACTATTTTGTAGGTGGAATCCCTCTTACCTACGTCACTTCCAGCGGGGGACCGGGATTTGAATGCACTGCATCAAATACTGGATATGGAACAGGCGCTCATCAGCAAAACACGAACCCCGGCACCGCAGGCCGTCAAGGTATTGTAATCTTTTACTGGCAATAGGTGAAGCATGGAAGACGAAACTTGGGTTTCAATTAACGAGCATGGCGTTGTTATTAATAGAACGGTTGGAAAAGACATCAACGCCTTCCTTTCCGTTTCGTGCAATGGGCGCTCTATCGTGGATCGCTCAATATCAACTGACGGTGGGGTTACATTCACTGCTCCTCAGCCGTACCCATCCTGGGTGCTGGACGAGAACGCGCAGTGGCAAGCCCCAGTACCAAAGCCTGACGACGGCAAGGCGTACCTTTGGGATGAGCCAACTCTTTGCTGGGTACAATGGGACCATCAGCCCCCTAGCTCGGTAGAAGTGGTCCCGGCAACATGACCGCCAAATCTAACCTCGACGCGCACATCGACATCTGCGTCGTGCGTTACGAGATGATTAACGCCAGGCTAAAGCGGCTGGAGCATATCGTTCTCGCGACGGCAGGGTTTATTATTATATTGCTGCTGGGCCTGGTGCTGAAGACGGTATGAATGCGCAGCGTATTGCTTGAGCGCCTAGAGACTAGCGACTCTGGCACCTTTGGCAGGATCGTTGCTGACCGCCTGGTGCTCTATACTGGTGAGCTACCCAATCGTGACAACGCGGCAAACGTCAGCTGCATTCCACCAGGCACCTACACTTGCGCCTATACCTACTCCCCGCGGTTCCGCCGGCGGATGTATGGCATTGAGCCTGTGCCTGGCCGCGCCGGCGTCAGAATACATTCAGCAAATTTCATGGGTGACAGCGCCAAGGGTTTACGCTGCCAGCTAAACGGCTGCATTGCCCTGGGCGAGCGGCTGGGCAAGATCGACGGGCAAAAGGCTGTGCTGCTGTCGGCGCCGGCGGTCAGGCGGTTTGTGGATCTTATGGCCGGCGAAACCTTCAATATTGAGGTGCGCTGATGCTGGCACTTTTAGGCTCAATTTTCAGTGGCGGTCTGACCGGCCTGCTGGGTGTCGGCCTGCAGCGCTTTTTCGACTTTATGAAGATTAAGCAGGAGCTCGAGCTCAAGAAGCTGGAGTACGCCCAGGCCCAGGAAATGCGCAAGATCGACGCCCAGATCATGCAGCAGGAATGGGCGGCCAGAACCAAGGTGGCTGAGCTCGAGGAGCACTCCAGAGAGACCGTAGCCGCGGAGGGGTCTTTTGCCGCCAGCTTTGGCATGGAGCCCAGGCAGTACTCAGAGCGGGCGACGATCGGCCCAATGGCCGGCGCCTGGCTGGTAGCCCTGGACGTTCTCAGGGGAGTCATCAGACCAGGCCTGACGGTCTACCTGTGCGCGATCACGACCCTGGTGTACCTCGAGGCCCGCGGCATCCTGGCAGCTGCTGGTGCGAGTCTAAACCCCACCCAGGCACTAGCCGTTCACGACCTAATCGTGAGCACCATTTTGTACCTCACAACAACGACAGTGCTCTGGTGGTTCGGCACGCGGAATAGCGAGCGGCCACCGAAAAGATGAGCGGTTTGGACTGGGGCGTAGATGGGGCGCAGAGAGGTAAAAATGGGCATAAAACAGTATAAATGGGTTGTTTTTAGGGTCAGGATATAATCAAAAAAAATCCCCCTAAGTCATTGACCTAGAGGGAAAAAAATGGGGCGAGTGACGGGACTCGAACCCGCGACCCTCTGGACCACAACCAGGGGGTCTAAATTTTTCTTGTTGTTATAACAACACGTTAAGCGGCTTTTTCAATAGCACTGGGGCGTAGATGGGGCGTGAAAAGCTGGGATAGACCTTCTGACGCTGCAGCCAAGTGCGATGACGGCAGATGCACATAGTTGTCTAACATGCTCGAAGTGTTCCAGCCGGCGAGCTCTTGGACGGTCTTACGCTCGACGCCAGATTGGCTGAGCCAGGTCGCAAACGTGTGCCGTATGTCGTGGAACCGAAAGCCCGCTGGCAGGCCAGCCTTGGCGACAAAGCGCTTCCATTGGGTGTTCTTGGGATAGGTATCTTTGAACACCTTGCCCTGCTGCCCCAGGGCGGCCTGGCGCCGCACGATTGCCAGGGCGGCAGTGCTGAGCGGCACCACAATGCGTTTGCCAGCCTTGGCCTGCTCAGGATCAATCCAGGCTGTGGCTGTAGCCAGGTTAACGTGCTCCCAGGTCAGTCCAAAGATGTTCGACTTGCGCAGCCCGGTCAGAAAACCAAAGGCGACGGGCGCCTGCCATTTGGCCGGCAGGACGGCCAGGAGATCCTGGGCCTGGCCTGTCGTAATGGCGATGCCACGCATTGGCGGCTTACGCTCCCGCGGCAGGCGTAACCGCGGCAGTGTAAAGTCAGTATCCAGCCATTCCCAATCGTCCTGCGCGGTACGCAATAAGACAGACAAAAAGCCAAGGTAAGTTTTGCGTGTGGAATAGCTGGGCTTGGTGCCAATTTTGGTACGGTATTCATCAATCTGCGCCAAAGCCCAGCTGCGCGTAATTTCAGACAAAGCCATATCGGCGCCGCGCTGGCACCAAAAAACAGCTCTGATTTTGTTCATTGCGACAGCTTTAGATTTCTCGTTCTTTCGTTCATCAAGATACTTTGCGCAGGCTTCTTCAAGTGACCTGGGCTGTTTAATTCCTAGCTCGTCTCTGTCGAAAACCTCTGCGCGTACTTTTTCTAATAACCTTTTTGCTGCCTTAAGATCAGAAGTTCGACAAGACTGGCGGTGTCTTTGCCCGCTGACCGATGTGATGTCGATGCGCCACGTTTTGCCCCTGAGTTCGAGGCCACGCGGGACGGCTGATTTTGACATGGGTTTGACTCCAGTTTGAGAGATTGAAGAACCTCCTCCACATTTAACCGCCAGGCCCGACCTATTCTGTAGGAAGGGATCTTCTTGCGCTCGATCATGCGACGAAGGGTAGCTGCATGCACCCCTAGCTTCTCGGCGGCTTCACCGATGCTGACCAGGATTGCATGTTCTGATTTTCTCAACACTACAGGCATAAATCAAGCCCCTTAATTAGAGTCAAAAGATCGTTTAATTTCAGGACGCAACGCCATTCCTGGCTATTTTGACGAAAGGCCACAACTGGCACTTCGCCCGCTTTACAGCAGGCTTCCACCTGCCGGCACCAGGCCATGATCGAGAGCGTCTCCCGGCGCTTTACCTCGATCCTGTAATTGCCCAGCTGCACATCATCACCGCCCTCGCGCGCTTGGCCCAGCTTGCGCGCGACGTTGGTGCCAAGAGCGGCGTTCACGATAGCGGTAAACTCTCGCTCGGCGCCGGCGCCTTTGTTGCGACTAGTTCTGCCCGTCAAGAAGCACCCCCCCCGTTGCAACAGCAACGAGTGTGGGCGTGTGCCTGGCGACATGCTCTGGCGTCACGCGCTCCATCAATTTTACTAGATCAAAAGCCTGCTCTCTCAATCTATCAAACTCTAATTTGATCTGACAATTGTCGAGACTAACGAGATCAGCACTGCTGAAGTCCAACATGAACTCGAACACACTGTCGAATAATGCAGCCCTGGTATTTTTAGAGAACATAATTCCCCCGGTAACTAAAATGGAATTGGATCGTCAAATGTAGAAACGGAACTCAAATCAACCGCCTTGCGCGGCTTCTTTGTAACTTTAGTAATCGTCGCTTTAAGTTCGGTTTTTAGTTTCGCAATGAAAGGGTCGGAGATGACCTCTGCAGGCGAAATAGAAAGCTCAGAACTCTTGTAGTAAGCGGAACCATTTCTAAAAGTTTTTCCAGAATCTAAGTGTTCGTATTCGATCCAACCCAGGCCGGCGTCACTGGCGCGTCCGTAAGGGATTAGCTGAGGTATAAATAAGTGCTCTTCACAGCCCTCCTGCTGCTTCTTAAGTCCTAACACAGTAATGTTGTGATGCTCACAAGTCCAAGAACCATTACAATTTTGTGTTACATTTGCGCATGTCCTGCAATTAACGCTAGATGTCTGCCTATTGTGGCATTGTCCGTACATTGGACACATTTTACACAAGTAATAGGCGGGATCGGTGCTGATTTTGTCTGGTGGCTCTTTGGCAACGACAATGTTTTTAGCCCTCTGTGACAGACGCACTGCAACATCTCGGTCTAAATGCAGCCATTCTGTATAGATCTCGTCGGTCTCTTTGCAGACCGCAAAATACAGTGCGCGCTCCAGTTTCAGCAGGCTCATATAGATCTGCATCTGTGCAAAATGTTGTGGCTTTGAATCAGACACGCCGCGCTTCTTTACGTCAGCAAAAGATCGCGTGTTGTGCGTCTTGATCTCAAGCACAGCCCAAGCCTTTGGGCTCTCTGGTAATCCGCGCACAATCGCATCTACACTGCCGCCAAAATGACCAGTCTCGTCTCTGCAATCAATTTGGCTACCGTTTTCTTCACTGTGTACTTCAACGCCAATGGCGCGCAGCTCTTCAAACACCCGCGCCTCTTCGCGCTTACCTGTGTCAAACAGCCTGAGAATACGTCCCTCAAATTTATCTTCAGCAGCCCACCGAAAAGTCAGCCACAGATATCGATCGCAAGGGTGGCCTATGATTGATGCGCCCAGGTGCTGGCGCGGCGTCTGGCGCTGGCTTGCATACCAGTCATAGATCTTGAGCTCGGTTCTGTGCTGACTTTTCGGCAGGTCCGACATCTAGCCGCGCTCCCAAGGTTTCTTGGTTGAGCTCTGTGGTGGCTTTTGTGCGCTAGATATCGGGTGGCATGCGGTTATGCGGTTCTTTTTATTTTCGTCTTTTAAATCAATCTCAAGCACCACATATATTGGAATATCGTGCAGCTGCTCTGTCGTTTTCATCTCTTTGATTTTAAAACCTACGGCGTTGCAAACCCAGTCCAGGTGCTGTGCTGCAATGCCTTGTGTTTTGAGACTTGGATTTTCAAGATTATAGCGCTCCCAATGCCGCCGCCCTGCAAATGGGCCATCAGTGATCTGGAACTCCAGCTCAACAAATTCCCCGTCGTTCTTTTTCGTTCTTTTCACACGAGTGGCGACAACCATTGCCTGATAAGTGCCTGCCGGCATTAGCTCAAAAGTTTTCTTGGCTCCAAAATTTGCATCTCCATCGTAATCTGTAAGATCGTAATTAAAAACGGGCATTGGCTTATTCCTTTTTCGGTTTGATGGCTTCAGCAAACGCATGCCAATCGAGCGGGATGCTCTCAGGTAGGGCGTACCTGTTCTTAGCCATGTAGGCAGGTTTCTCGCTGGTGAAAAGCATGCGTTCACCTGTGCTAACGCCGCGTGCCACTGTCTTATTGAATTTGCCCTCGTCTTTTTTAACGATTGTGCGGCTATTGGCAAAAAGCACTGCGTCCGCCCATTCCCGTATGAGCGCGCTAGACCTGTCTTGAAGCTTTGGCTGGTAACGATCGAAAGGCTCTACCTCAGGTGAGTTGAAGGTCTTGATAGTTGAATGCGCGATGAGAATTACCGAATATCCGCGGTCATTGCGCAGGGCGTTTAATCCCTCCAAAACATCACGCCATTTGTCTGCAGCAATGATGGCGCCGCGGCCATACGCCAGGTCTTTCGCATCGTGCTTAGCCTCGACCTCACGCCAAATCATAGCCTCAAGCCAATCTAGGCTGTCGATGCAGACGGTTTTGTATTTTGATCCATGAGAATAAAGCGTCGTTATAGCGTCAAGAACGTCAGAGACTTTTGTAGCAAGCGGGAAATGCTCAACGTCTAAAGAACCTAGACCGTCTTCTGTCAGGATAAAGATTGGGGACGGGGCGCCAGCGGCGAACGTGCTTTTGCCTATGCCCTCGACGCCGTAAAGCATGACGCGCGGCGCTGCTGTGGCTGTGTTCTTCTGAATGCTTTTGATATCAAACGCCATCTGGCACCTCAATTGTTACGTAGGTCTTTGTTGGTTTGCAGGTGACCGCTGGGGCAAGAACCCGCCATAGGTCTGCGCGCTCGGTCCTGATCTGACGCAGGATGACTTCATCAGCCTCGATCTTGGTTTTTATTGGCCTGGTCTCAGCCGGCCAGCTCAGCGTCAGCAGCTTTAGCTTCTCGATATCGGCCTTGTAGGAAAGCTTGCCGGTGCTTGAGAACTTCCAGCCATTGGTCAGCGTGTGGCTTATCCGACCTTCTTCTTTCGCGGGCATCAGCTTCAGCAGCTGATCCTCAACCTCGAGACGCCTGGCGTTTGCATTCGCCTCGTCTGTTTTGGCTTTCAGCCAGTGGCCGGCTAAATCTTCGACACTCAAAGGCGCCTCCTGTTGTGAGATGTTATACTTGTGGCGAATATCTCAACGATTATTATAAAAAAAAGACGTCAGCTGGGTTTGAGCCAAGGCACCAAGGCAACTTCTGTAATCTTCTGATCTGCTAACGGTTTTCCAACCGGCGGGGTCAGTGTGTATGTCCGCGGTGCGTATCCGCGGGTAATCGTTGCCAAGATGTGCTCGCCGTCTGCCAGCGTACAGATACCAAAACGACCAACGCAGGTTTCAGCAGCCTCAACCGCCGCAAATACAAAGCCAATCCAGGCGTCGCAGTAGGTGCCGGCTGCGCGGATCTGGAAGGCACTGGCGCCCTTGGGGATGTCAGCTGGTGCAAAGATCTGTGTCTTGTTGGTTCCAGACTTTGGCAAATTCTTCACATGACCGTTAGCATCAACAAACATTGTAATTGTCAGGCGCGCAGCATCGTCAGTGTTCTCGATGCCGGCAGCGCGCATGATCTCAGACATCTTGTGACCAAGGTGTCCCGAGAGCTCTTTGCACTCTGCCATCGTCATCTTGCGCTGTCCGCGCAGCATTAGGCTGACAGCAGACGCATCCAGATTCATCTTCCGCGCAAGCTCACGCAGGCTGATGCCGTTTGCGGCTAATTGTTTCTTAAACCACTCGGAGTCAAATTTCACAGTTTGACCATTCTAGTTTGTTTGCTAGTGTTGTGAAATCCACAACACGGACTTAATTGCCCATTGGACTTTTTAAGGCAGATGAAAACAAAATACAAGAACAAGAAAGAGCCCGCATTTTCAATCGTCAAAGCACTTGGCGGGGTTCGTTCAACTGCGCGCTTGCTGGAGATTTCTCCTAGCGCTGTTTCTCGTTGGTTGTCCCCTGTTAGTAAAAAAGGGACAGGCGGGACGATACCGCACTGGCATTGGAAGGCAATCCTGCGACATGCCGCTGTAACAAATATCAAAATTAAGATTACTGATCTTACCGTCATACGATAAAAAGCCATGAAAAACAGCGAGTTATTGCATGCTGTCTATGGCGATTTGTTGCCAGATCAGTATGGCTGGGTGGCTGCATTCGCAGCTGATCCCAATGCAGCTTCTGGTGATTTGTGGTCTGGCCGCATCTGGCAGCATAAGCCTGGTCTCATTGCATGGATTGATAGCGCCAGCGCGCTGAATACGTTTTTTATGCCTTCGACCCTCACTGGCTTGGACGAGTCAGGCAAATTCAAGCGGACTAAAAAGCATTTTGTAACACTAAACGCGCTGATTGCAGACGATGCCAACCCTGCAGATGTCGTCGGACAGCTCAGCTACAGCATCGAAACATCACCTTACAAATTCCAACTCTGTGTCCTGCTGGATCAGGACGACCCAGACTGTGCAGACAAGGCTCTCGTCGATCTGGTCATGCAAGCAATGGCCGCGGCCAAGCTCATCAAAGCAGACCCCAGCGGCAACAACATCGTGCGCTATGTGCGGCTGCCAGTCGGATCCAATACAAAACAGCGCGACAGTGGCATCTGGCAGGTCAAGACGCACTACAGCGATCTGTCTGTGCGCTACAGCCTGGCCGACGCCTGCGCGGCATTTGGGCTCGACCTCGATGCTCTGCGCGCCGGCGCACAGAAGAAGGTTGAACGCCATGCTGTCGCATCAGGTAACGGTACTGACTATGCAGTCCTGATATCTGCATTAGCTGCAGATGATCCCGCTGAGCGTTCATATCACGACCCCCTTTTAAAGCTGTCGAGCAAGCTGGTGGCCTCTGGCCTACAGCCTGGCGCCGCGGTTGAACACCTGCGCGGCCTGATGCTTAATGTTCGGCCAGCTGAGCCTGTGCAGATGGCGCGCTGGGAAGCTCGTTATCAAGAGATCCCGCGGCTGGTATCCAGCGCACACGCCAAGTTCACGCCGCAAATTGTCAGGCCGGCTGCAGAGCAGACTGAGCAAAGCTTGCTCCTGTCGATCAGCCAGCTGCGCGAG